TATGCGTGAACCTTATGGTAATGAAGTAGAAGGTCGCAGCCAAATTGTAACAGCAGAAGTTGCAGAAGCAGTTGATGGTGCGTTACCTCAAATTATGAAGGTGTTTACGCAATCAAAGAAAGCAGTCGTATTTGAACCTGTTAATGAGGGCGATGGCGAACTTGCTGAACAAGCGACAGAGTATGTAAATTTCATTTTTAATAAAGATAACAATGGTTTTGAATTGTTGCATGATATGTTTTGGGATGCACTTTGTCAAAAAGTCGGTGTGCTTAAATGCTACTGGGATGACAAGAAAGATGTTACTAAAGAGAAATATGAAAATCTAACAGAAGACGAACTTGCAATGATTATGCAAGACGAAGAAGTAGAGATAGTTTCTCAAGAAGTTGTAGAAGAAGTTATAGAGCAAGACCCTCAACCAATGATAGACCCACAAACTGGACAACCACCTGTTGATCCTATGACTGGACAACCTATGATGGATGAGATGGGTATGCCAATGATGATGGAAGTACCACCAATCATAAACACTTATTACAATATTAAATGCAAAAGAACTAAAGACTCATCTAAAGTTAAAATTGAATCAGTTGCTCCAGAAGAATTTTTAATTGATAAAAGAGCTATTAACATTGAAGATGCAGATTTTGTTGCACAAAGAAGTTTAGTTACTCGTAGTGATTTAATTGCTATGGGTTACGATAAGGATGTTGTAGCAGAACTATCTGCTGGCGATACATTAGATTTTACTCCAGAAAGAGTTGCAAGGTATTCAGCAGGTGAAGAACCATTTAATACTAATAACTCTGATGACGAAAGCATGGAACGAGTTGAGTATTACGAGTGTTATGTAAGAGCAGATTTAGATGGTGATGGTATAGCAGAAAGACATAGAGTTTGTTACGCAGACAACAAAGTGCTTATGCACGAAGAATGTGATTATCAGCCATTCCATAGTGTTTGCCCTTTCCCAATACCACATAAGTTCTTTGGTGAATCATTAGCTGATAGAACAATGGATTTACAATTAATTAAGTCTACTATTACTAGACAGATGCTAGACAATTTATACCTAACTAATAACTATCGTGTTGGCGCAGTTGAGGGTCAAGTTAATCTTGATGATCTTCTTACATCTACAGCAGGTGGTGTTATTAGAATTAAGAATCCTAATGCTTTAGTGCCAATGACTGTGCAATCTAGTGCTGGACAATCATTTCCTATGCTTGAGTATTTAGACTCTGTACAAGCTAAAAGAACAGGTGTCAGCGAAGCATCACAAGGATTAGACCCTAACATATTACAGAATGTAACAGCTACAGCAGTCGCTGCTATGTCAAGTGCAGCAGGTGGAAAAATAGAATTGATAGCTCGTATCTTTGCTGATACTGGAGTTTCATCTTTAATGAAGGGTATCTTACAACTCGTATGTAAATATCAAAACAAAGAAAGAATTATTAAAGTTAATAATAAATTTGTACCTATGAATCCTAGAGAGTGGAACACAGAATACAATGTAACTGTTAATGTTGGATTAGGTACTGGTAGTAAATCAGAACAATTATCTGTTATGCAAATGGTTCTTGATAAGCAAGAGCAAATGCTGACACAGTATGGTCTTGGTAATCCATTAGTAAGCCTTAAACAATATAGAGATACATTAGCTAAATTTGTAAACATGGCAGGATTTAAAGATGAGTCTGGATTCTTAAAAGATATATCTCAAGAGGAATCAGATCAATTAGCTCAACAACAAGCAGAAAGTCCACAGACTGACCCTAATACTGAAGCAGCTAAAATACTTGCACAAGTAGAAAAAGAGAAAGCTGAAATGCAGATGCAGGCAAAGATGGCACAATTAGAAATGGACAAACAAGAGCTTGAACTTAAAGTGCAAAGAGAGATGCTTGAGCTACAACAAAAACAAGCACAGTTTGAAGCAGACATGGCTATGAAAGAAATGGAGCTAATGCAGAAGGCACAAAATGATAGTGCAAAGAATGATGTATCTCAATCTAAAGAACTTATAAATGCTTTAGACAAGATCAATAACATTGCAGGAATGTAATGGATAAAAAAGCTGAAATTAATAGCGTATTAAATACCGAGTCATTTCTTAATGAAATACAAGATATGATTAAAGAGTGTTACGCAGAAATAGAAAACTCTAATCCAGAAGATGTAGCTATAAGAGAAAGAGCTTATCACAGGATTAAAGCAACAAATAACATGATGACTAGACTTCAATCTGTAGTCGATAGCGACAAGATTAAGGATAAATCATGGACAATATTATAGGCATATAGCCTGTATGGTAATGCCACACCTAGATGGCGATTAAGGAAATACAATGAGTGAAGAAACCACGACTCCAGAAGTTGGAAGTGGGAATGATAACCCTATAACAATAGATGATGCAACATCTGCATTTGAGGGTATGTTATCCGCACCAGAGGACTCGAAAGAGCAACCAACTGAAAAGGAAGAAGATACACAAGAAGCAGAAGTAGAGGAAACAGAAGAAGAAGATGTAGAGTTTGAAGCTGAAGAAGCTGATGATGATACAGAAGAATCTGAAGATGACTCCGAGATTGAGGATGAAGAAGTAGTTGAGGAAGAACAAACTTTCACAGTCAAAGCGGCTGGTGAAGAAAAAGAAGTTACCCTTGATGAACTTAAGAAATCTTATCAACTTGGCAGCGACTATACTAAAAAGACTCAAGAAGTAGCTGAACAGCGTAAGGTCATAGACCAAGAAGCTAAAGCTATTATTGAAGCTAGAAAAGTTAGGGATGACTATGCTCAACGACTTCAAGCAGTTGAACAATTCTTGGTTGGCAGTAATGACAGTCCAGAAGATTTAGCAGCTATGAAAGAGAACGACCCAATAGGATATGCAGTTAAGGTCGCAGAAATGACCGAGAAAAAAGACCAACTACAACAAGTAAATGCTGAAAGACAACGAATTGCTCAAGAGCAAGAATCGGATAGGTCAGCAAATATGCAGAAGTATGTAGAAGGCGAAGCACAAAAGCTGACACAATCCTTGCCAGAGTTTTCAGACAAAGCCAAAGGCGAACAGATCAGAAATGAGATTCGCAATTATGGAAAAAAGGTTGGATTCACAGATGATGAGTTATCTCAAGTCTATGATTCACGCCATGTTTTAGTGTTACATAAAGCTGCACAATACGATAAATTAATGGCAGGTAAAGCTGGCGTTAAAAAGAAAGTAGCTAATGCTCCCAAGACAATGAAAGGTGGAGCTAAAGTAAAGCAGACTGTAACAGATAGAACTAAAAAACAACAGAAGAGGTTACTGCAAACTGGTGATGCCAGAGATGCAGCAGCTTTATTTGAAAACTTTATTTAAGGAAAAATAACAATGGCAGCATTTCATACTTATCAAGCAATTGGTATTCGTGAAGATTTATCTAACACGATTTACAATATTGCTCCGACAGAAACTCCTGTAGTTTCTTCAATCGGAAAAACAAAAGCAACAGCAACACTTCATGAATGGCAAACAGATACACTAGGTGCAGCAGCTAATACAGCTCTTGTCGAAGGTGCAGATGCAGCAGCATTTACAGCCGTTCCTACAGTTAGAGCTACTAACAGAACTCAAATTATGGGTAAAACAGTAAACATTACTGGCACTCTTGATTCTGTTGATACTGCTGGTAGAAAAACATCTACTGCTTATCAATTAGCTAAAGCTGGTCAAGAACTAAAACGAGATATAGAATTTGCTATTCTTGGTAACATTGCTCCAGTAACTTCGGCAGCAGGTGCAGCACCAAAGATGGCATCTATACAAACTTGGTTAAGAACTAACTGGACTTCAGTTGGTACAGTAGCGGCAGGAGCTCCAGCAGCACCAGCAGCACCTCCAGGTTCTGCAATTAGAACTAAAGCAGCAGCAGCTAATACAGCAGCGTTTACAGAAGCATCTTTAAAAACTGCTATGAAGGCAGCGTTTAATGCTGGCGGTACTCCAACTATGTTGGTTGTTCCACCTAACCAAAAAGTTAAAGTATCAGCTTTTGCTGGTATTGCAGCTAATCGTGTTTCTACACCTAACGCTGGTACTACTACAAAAGCAGCAGCTATTGTAGGTGCAGCAGATGTGTACTTATCAGATTTTGGTATGCTTTCAGTAATTCCAGAAAGATTTATGACTTCTGATTATGCAGCAAACAATGGTGAACAGGCTCTTATTTTAGATCCAACAATGTTGGCTCTAGCAACATTAAGACCTTTCCAGTCTACGCTTTTAGCTCAAACTGGTGATGCTGAAAAACATCAAATGCTTACAGAGCTTACTCTGCAAGTAAGTAACGAAGCAGCTCATGCAATCGTTGCTGATTTAACAGCTTAATTACACATTAAGTATTGATATAGCCCACTTCGGTGGGCATATCTTTTAAGGATAATTATGGCAGACAATAAGAAAAAATTTAAAAGTGCTTGGTCACAACCAATAAAATACAGACACCAAACAAAACACGATGACCATGATAATGATGGTTATGTGATAGAAACAAAACAAGATGTAACAGATATTGTTGAAGCAAACAAAGAAGAAATTATTACTAAATCCACAGGGTGGGGTGATGATATGTTTGATAACAAAATTGCATCTATACCTATGACAGTTATTGATGATCTAAACCATAAACAGATTATGCAAGGATTTCAAATATTAGATATGAAAAAATTTAAAGAATTTTTAAATCATCCAGACAACAGATTTTTTAGAACAAAACAGGGCAGAATATAAATGGCATTTTTTACTGATTACGCAACACTACAAACTACGATAGCAAATTATTTAGCTCGTAGTGATCTAACTGCAACCATACCTGAATTTATTAGGTTAGCAGAAGATAGGTTAAGTAGAGATTTGCGTATAAGACAAATGTTACAAATAGCAACAACTACTATTAGCTCTACTGATGGCACAGTAGAAATACCAAAAGATTTTTTAGCTATGAAAGATATTCATATATCTTCTAGCGACCCTATAAGAACTGTTACCTTCCAATCACCTAGCAATTTCTTTAGAAATACAAGAGCATTAACAACAGGATTACCTACTTTTTATACTGCATTAGGAAGCGAATTTAGATTTGCTCCGCTTGGCTCTGCAACAGATACATTACAAATGCTCTACTATGTGAAGCCACCATATATGAGTTCAACAGTTTCATCAAACCTTTGGTTAGCAAATACACCTGATTTACTGCTTTACGCAAGTTTAGGTGAAGCAGAGCCATTCTTGATGAATGACGAGAGGATTGGCACTTGGGCAACATTGTACGATAGAGGGGTCAGTTCTTTAAGTAAATCAGATGATGAGGGGGAATTTCCTGCTCATCCAATGTCTATAACAACAACTACGAGGTAAAACACAATGGCAAATATGTCAGAC